CAGCGGCCTTGTCAGCAGCGGCCTTGTCAGCAGCGGCCTTGTCAGCAGCGGCCTTGTCAGCAGCGGCCTTGTCAGCAGCGGCCTTGTCAGCAGCGGCCTTGTCAGCAGCGGCCTTGTCAGCAGCGGCCTTGTCAGCAGCGGCGCCGGTTTGGTCTTCGCCCAAACCGAGCGCCTCACGAACCGTCACCACGTCTTCTTCGCACAGATACCCAAGATCCAGCGCAGCTTTGGCAGCAACCGAGTTTGGCTTGAGCTCGCTTTCAGGGGTGAAGGTCACGGGATATGCCGAACCGGGGATAACTGCCCGGAAAGATTTGATTGGTTTGATCATGTCATTTCCTCACGAAAAACCCCGCGAAGACCGGCTTCGCGGGGCGGATGAACTTAGTTCCTTGGATGCCCGATCAGGCAGCGCATTTCAGGAACTTGGCGGCGTCGTCATTGGTTGGCGTGCCACCCAGACGCTGGCGGATATGCCACTTCTTGTATCCGGGTTTGGTGATTTCGTCCGGAGTGATGCGCAGATCGTGGCGTTCGACCAGGGTATAGGCCTTTTCGAAGTCACCAAACGCGATCGGCGTACTGTTTGCCGCGATATCGGGCATCGCTTCGGCGGTCGCGACCGGATAGCCCAGCAAGGAAGCCGGCTGGCCGACCACCAGGCTGTCGGTCCACAGAAAGCGGTCGTTGCCGTCCTTCATGGTGCGAACCTTGCGGGTGCTGAACGAATTCAGCAACCAGTTGGCGTTCATCCGGTATTGCGCCTTCAGCAGATAGACCAGCTCGATCAGTTTATCGGCCGTGCCGATATCGTCGGCCACACCGGACGCCAGGAACTGATACACCATGTCGGTGCGCGACCCGTCCGGATCGGCCACCGGCGCGGTGCCCAGCATGCCCAAGGGCTTTTTGGTGCCGTCGCCGTCGATGATGGCGACATCGCGGGCATTGGCGAAAGCCACACGAGCCGAATCCGCCAGCCAGTTTTCGATATTGAAGAACACGTCGTCCAGTTGTTCTTCTTGTGCTTCCGGATAGGCATAGACCGTGCCCATAGCCGGTTCGGCCTCGTAGACATCCGGCTTACCGGTGGCTGCGCGTGCATCGCCAGCGCCAACCCAGCCGAAGCCCATACCGCCCTTGTCAACGAGTTCCTTGTAATCGCTGGTGCCGACCTGAACCACTTTGACCAGGCCTGCCATGACGCTGTCGTCATTGGTCTTAGTCTGGATTTCTTCCGCAATCATTGTCGGAACGCCCACACCAGAACCCGAGCCGGTGGCCGACCCCAAGGCCTTCTTTTCGGCCTCTTTCACATCGGCTTCCAGCGCTGGCACACCGCGGCCGCGCATGTAGTCGATGAAGGCCGTCTTGTGGGCGATCTGATCTTCATTCGGGCCGTCATCAGTGCCGGCACCGCGGCGACCAGCTTTCAGAGATGCCTCTTCGGCCAGTTCCTTGGCTTCCTTCAGCTCCGCAAGATATTCGGTTTCCAACTTCTGGCGCTTTTCGTCCAGATCGGTCACCAACGCTTCCAGCTTGGCAAACGATTCCTTGTCCACGGAATCGCCTTGAAGCTTCTTCACTTCGTCGCGAAGGGTTTGCGTTCCAGAGGCCTGCGCTTCAATCGCGGCCTTCACTTCTGCAAGAGTTGCCATGTGTTTTCCTCCTATGACAACGAGTTCATGAGGCTGTCGGCCTGAACGGCTTCCAGCAGTTCCGAGAAGTCCTCATCGCCCGAGTCACTCAGGGCCTGAACACCTTTGAAGCCGTCCCGCATCAGGGCGCTGACGACACTGCGCGACATCTTCGAATCCCTCAGAAGTTGACGCTCAAATTCCCGTTGCGACATGGCTGCGGCCTTCACCGCGTCGATGGTCGCTTCGGGGTTCATCGGAAAGGTCACTAGCGACACTTCCCAAAGTTCTGCCTTTTCGATCACGCGGACCCAACGGTCATCCACCTTGGCTTCGCGGAATTCCAATGTGCGGTAGCCGATCGACAAACCGTCGATAGCTCCGGCTTTCACCAGTGCGGAAGCTTCGCGACCCCGTTCAACGTCGCCCAGAATCCGCCCCTTGACCCAAAGACCCTTGTCGTCCTCTTTGACCTCTTCCCACACTCCGATCGGATTGTATGGGTCATGCTGCCAAAGCATTTTGATCTTGGCACCACCGTTCAAACTCTCAGCGAACGCACCGGCTTCAACAATGTCATGCCCGCGGTCAATATTGCCGAAAATGGCACCGTACCCTTCCACGGTGCCATCCTTAGCGGCCTTGAATTCCGGGACTGCAAGTCCCTCAGCCACTTCAACGGCCGACTTGCTTTCCATCGGGTTACAACGATCAGTCATCTTCGTCGCCGTCCTTTTCTTCTTTGGGATTGGGGTTTGTCAAAAGCGGGAACGCTGGATCGTTGCTGACGCCTTGGGTTGGCAAGTCCTCAAGCTTGGCAACGGTCAGCGGTGACATCGCGCCGACCGTTCGAAGAGCAACGTAGAGTTTACCTCTTTCGGCCGGCGAACCCTGCAAGAGGCCCTGCAGAGCAACGTCGCAATAGTATCCCTCGCGCACTCGATTTTCGCCCAAAGCGTCCTTCTCAAACGTCTGCTTGAAGCGTTTTACCCAAGGCAAAACGCAGTCCTGCACATGAATGATGTTCCAGGTGTAGGCACTGGCGTTGTTGTGGTCGGTGATGGCGTGCATGAGGCGAGCAGGCTGCACCCGGTAGGCACTTGCAATTTGAGTTACGACCCGAGAGTAGGTTTCATCCTGCTGGAGTTCCCCGGGCGTCATGCTCAGACGGATGTAATTCAGTTTCCCAAGGTCAACGGGCATAAGACCGCCATCGCCAGACTGGCCGAAATAGCTTTTGATCCGGCGAACAAATGTGTCGGCCTTGTCCTGCGATGTCAGTCCTTCTGAACTGATAATTCCGTTTGGACGCCCTGCCTTCCTGGCGATGCTGGTCATCATCAGATCAAGGCGGCGGGCCAGATCAATGGATTGGCGCGCCGCCTGGGTGATGTTCAAACCCAGCTGCGGACCGCGCAACACGATAAGCTCGCTGCGCGGAACGTTTTCCCACTTCCCATTCTGAAGCCGGATAGACCATTGGTTCCTTTCACAGCGCCACGATCCGTGAGGAACCGGTGTTGCCTCACGGGCTTTCCCACCGACTCTGTTCAGATGCGTAACTCCAATGCCGTGGAGCGCTGCCGCCGCGACAAGCGCTTCGATCCACTCCATTGATGTGAAACCATCATCAACTTCATTGGCTTGTTTCCCAATTCGGCTCAGCAGGATGTGTTCCGGCTGGTCGTGGGCTGTCTCACTGCCCTCATCCGTTGATCTTTTGAGCTTTGCCGGCAGTTTCGCCACATCTTCGGATATCACACGCACCGCAGCAAAGACCGCCATCACGCCGAAGGCTTGACGAGCCGACACCTTGATGGCCGGCGCGCCGCCAGCCACACCATTGTCGATGGCCTCAAGGATTCGCGCCTCCACGGCTGATTTTCTCTGAAAAAAACGGAACATCAGACAAGCACCTCTTCCATGTCCAAGAGCAAGGAGCCGTTGCCTGCCGCCTTCGGGTGCCAAGACATCAATTCCGCTGCGTCCAAGGTCGACATCAACCCGTCGATTTTGCCCGCTCCACTCTCTTCTTTGGAGGGATACTGGGCGTTTCCGCGTTGATAGACGCGAGTGTTCTCGACGCACCACGCCATGATGTCTTGACCAGCATGTCGGAAAGTTCGTCCCTTCAACTTCACTGCTACGGTGCCTGCGATGTTGTTCAGCTTGTAGCCTTGCGAAACCCCCTGAAGGTCAGACGCTGCGTCAAAACCCGCGCTCTCCAAAGCGTCAACGGCCAGGTTGGCACCCCCGCCTGCGGCATCGACACCGATCTTTTTCCCTTCCGGGAAAAGCCCCAATGCTCTGATTTGTTTGCAAGTCTCCGCAATCTCCGCATAGGCTTCCGCCTCAAGATCGTGGACCATGACAAGGTCCTGCGCCTTTTCAAAGTCTTCCAAAGCCGAGGCGATCGACTTGCGCCGCTCCAAGACAATCCAATCCGCCCACAGCTTTGACCAGCTCAACCAGATGTCCGTCCCGGTCTTTCGGCCAACCAACGAAAACGCCAGCAAGTCATCCTGTCCGCCGGGATCAATTCCCGCCGTGATGACCTCGCATTCCGAAAGCAAACTCTCAAAGGTCAGATCCGGCTCCACCGCGCCAAGCCAAAAGTCCGCGCCAGTCCAACGATCATTGTGCAGACCAACACCGATCTCGATGTTCAAGTGCTGGCTGACCCAGATTTGCTCGGCTTCTTTCGATGCGGCGCCATTGTTTTCATAGTCCGCGACCAGACGCGCGAGGCTTATCGACTTGTGCAAATTCGGTAGGACCAGAGGCCAGTTTTTCTGATCCCGCCAAAATGTCTCGTCTTTCTGAAGTTGCACCGGAAACTCGTACAACACCGGCAACATAATCGGGTTCGGCCCCGACCTGCCGTCACGAATTTTCCGAGCCTTGTCGAGCTCCGCTCGCCAAATTCCCGCAGGGCGTTCATCAGACTGAGTTGTGATGAACAGCACTTGCCCGCCGGTCATGGTGATCCCACCGCCACGAATCTGCTGCATCACCTTCTGAGCCTTCGGCTTCTTTCCCAGTTCGTGAAGTTCATCAATGATTGTGAGAAGGGGAATTTCGCCGGTGATAATCCCTGTATCAAAGGTCTTCACCTGCAGCTCTGTTCCCGTCTTGCGGCGCTTGATCGACTTGACGTTGTCCGTGATGTGGAAAATGGCATCGAGGTCAGGATCCAACCTGATCATAGCCTGCGCCTGGTCAAAGCACCTTGCCGAGATGTTCTGGCTCGGCCCAATCAAGAGCATCTGCCCGTTCGGCGTTTCCTCCATGTAAAGTGCTGTGATCCCCAAGGCCGCACTATACGTTGATTTCGAACTCTTCTTTGGAACGAGACACAACAGTTCCCAGACCAGCCGTTCTTTCGTTTCCGGATCCTCGCTGGCCAGAAATGCCACCAAGACATCCCGGAACCATTCTCCGCACGCCTCGGACAAAGGAGGATTTCCTTGCACGTCAGGCAAACGCAGGCGGTTGAAGAAGGTCAAAGCCTTCGCGGCCCGCTCTTCATTCAAAGGGATTTCCGAAATCGGAGTTTCGCCGCGTTGGATTTTTTCCCACCAATCAGGGCAGGAAAAACGCGGCAAGGTTTCAGTGGCGTCGAGTGGCATTTGCCTCGCCCTGAATTTGCTCCAAGAGACGTTGTTCGGCATCCTGAGCAGCCTGTTTGTCTTGGTCTTTCTTTCCCAGTCGCTCTTGTTTTGCAGGGGCTTGCTTTTCCCCCAGCCCCGGTCGGCCCACCCTCGTCTCGGCCATCATCAAATCGTTCTTTTCGACCAGATTTTCGAAGAAGCGCATCGCACCAACGTTGCCTGAAGAAGCGGCAGAAAACGCCATCATCAATTGACGCGCCCGCAGCTGATCTCGGGCGAAATCCCGAGTTTGGAGCTCGGATCTAAAATGCCGTTTGAGCGTAGGTTCCGAGATGGTCTTGCCAGTGCGCGGATCCCGAATAACGGAAGCGATGCGCGAGTTCGACCAACCCATGGCCAGTAACATACTGACTTTATGCGCATTTTCCTCCGTCCTTTCAAAAGGCGGGCGTCCCTTCGTTCTAGGCTTGGCAAAAACGACATTCCCGAACAGGTCTACGCTGGTCGAATTTTCATCTGGCAAGAAAAAAATCTCCGAAAGCTAGGGATGCGGGTCTAGGGTCTGGCACCTTCCAGACTTTTGACCGCCCCCCCCCTTCATTGATGGTTGGTGATGCGCCGGGCGTCAGTATTGCCCGCGCTTCTCGATGCTTTGCTTGACCCTGTCATGGTAGTCCTTGGACACCGCATGCAGGTTGTCTTCGTCCCAGAACAGCTCCGGGTCGCCGCGATGGGGCCTCTTGTGGTCCACCACCGGGCTATTCGGCGCGGGATACTTGCCGACCAACGCCACACCGGTGGCTTGGCAAATGTATCCGTCGCGCTTCAGCACTTTGCGCCGCAGCTTCTGCCATCGCGCCGTCTTGTACCAGCTCCGCCACGCTTGGGTTTGATCCCGGTGGCGAGACCGTTCTGCCTCTGACTTCGGTGATCTGCCCAAGCGCGACGGCATGGAACCCAGACGCGGCTGTGCCGCAGACAAGCGACCCACCGTCAGACCGGGTCAGGCTCCGGGCCAACACTCAGCATCATCGGTGCTGGCGTCGTGCCGTCGATATGAACGTGGATCGCGGCACCGGCATTCAGAGCCTTCAGCTCTTCCGGAGACGGGAACCAAGCGCTGGTCATGGTTGGAACCTCGCCGCCGGCGACGTCGCAGTGTCGCGTCCCGTCACGCAATGGCAACCCAAGGAAGCCTTGGGACTTGCCGCAGATGCGGGTCACGCCTTCGATTGTTCCAATGTCCATTGTTGCCGTCCTCATTGTCGCAGCACAGCCCCTATCCCGATCAGGGCTGTGCCACTTGCCTGCGGTTTCAGCCGACTTACTGGCCCAGCGGTTATCTGGCTTCCGGTGTGATCCGGCGGGATGCCTCTCTGGTATTGGTTGCGCGGGCCGGATTTGAACCGGCGACCTCTTGGGTATGAACCAAGCGGGCTGACCAGACTGCCCCACCGCGACACACTTTCAGGTGGGCCGGACGCTAACCCGGCTATGATGGTTTAGGACAGGCGTTGCTCTCGGCTTACCGCCCTCATTCGTCTACCTCACGGCTCTGGTCCGTCCGTGACCGGCTCCATCTGCGATCCTGCGTGTCTGCTTTCCACGCCGCCACCTGAAACGAAAACGCGCCCGACAGTTTCCTGCGGGCGCAATTCGGTTCGCTGCCATAGAGTCAAGATATTGAACTTGTGTCAACGGTTATTTTGCCAAGGGGCCATCGGCGGCATGTGATCCGACAGGACGTAACGGCTCAACTCCACGCCTCTCAGACCCGCTGAGACCGCCAACAGCCCACCCCACCAATCCAGATATGCTCGCCGCGCACTGGCGATCTGGCAGGCGCTCGGCACCCAATGACACGGGACATAGAGTTCTTCGCGGCGACGGCGACGGCCTCGCAGGACGTATTCCACCACCTGAAGCACCGCAGTCTTGCCATGCTGCCCCGCTCGGGTTCGCTTGCCCCATTCCTTTGGCTGAAGACGCTGCTCCCCCAAATCCCAGTTTGGGATCGTGCAGGCGCGGGCCAGCTCCGCCATTCGGACAGCAAGATGAAACGGCACGGCGTTGCGCAGGATCGTCGCGACCAGTTCGGCATCATCATGTGGATTGCTTCGGCCGAACGAAGTGTCGGGACGCACGCCCTCTCCTCTTCGCCTCCCCAATGCCAACTGTTGTGACACCCGATATTCCGCCCCGGCGGCAGGCAAGCCTATCCCGAGGGCAGCGCCCACTTCATCGAAGTCGAGCGTGGCGCATTCCGTCGCGAAGGCCCATTCCAGCAGGCTGCGCACCGATATGATTTCCCGCCCGCTGTCATCTAAGGCCCGCGTTGGACCGTCCGCCAATTCCAGTGCGCGAAGCGCCGCTTCACCCTTCCCAACTGCTTGAAGCTTCATGCCTGCCCCCTTTTTACCAGATTTTGTTGTTTCGATTGATGAGGAAACGAGATGTTGATTCTCGATGGAATAGACAGGGTCGGACGGGTCTGAAACGCCAAAGACAGGGTCCGAAATGATCGGAACATGCAGCCCGCCAACCGCCTGACATTGCGTGACAATATGGGCGGATCACGGCCCGAACGGCCCGAACGGCCCGAGACGGCAGGTAACGCATGGGGCTGCTCTTTTTCCCCAAACCCCGGATTGTCAGTCGCGCGCGCGTTAGGCCGCATTTCGGACCGTTCGGGCCGGTCCAGCCGAAACCGACCGACAAGGCGTTGACTTGCAAAGATCTTCCCCAAACCCCGCATCCGAACTTTCGGACCCGACAAGGCAGTTTCAGACCGGTCGGACCGGCCTGTTTTCCGAAGGAAGGTAAAGGGGTGCGGGGTGCGGGCGGCGGCGCGGCCGAGGCTATGCCGCCGAAGCGTCATGTGGTGTAGTCCTCGCCACTCGACGAAGAGCCGCCGGACGATGCGGTGAATGCGACAGGGCGTCCCTGGTTGTTGCGCGGCGCGTCATCATAGGCGCGGCGGAACATGTCGGTGAAGCAAATGCCCCGATAGCCCGTCACGTCGCGCTTGCCCTTGGTAAAGGGGCGGTTCGTGGTCGGGTCGCGGTAGCGGCCTGCCTCGGCCTTGAACTTGAGCGATACGGTGCGCTGGCCCCACATGCCTTCGCCGCGCTGATCCATCCACAGATTGAATCCGTCGATCAGCTCGCGGGCAGACAGAAAGTCATCACTGGCGCCGCTGACAACGCAGCATTCGGCCAGGAAGGTGCCGATCGGGTCGCTGTCAGCGCGATAGTCCTGCGTTGCTTCCAGAACCTGATCGGGTTCCTGCAGGCCACCTTCAAGAAAGGCCATCAACCCTTCGATCAGCCAGTTCAGGATGCCGGCGCGCTCTTCCCACAGCTTGTCGATCAGCTTTTCGTCGCGCTCGGCCTCGGGGATTTGCACGTCGAAGGGCACCAGCAGCACCCGGCGCCAGATGCCGTCATCGGTGCCCCGGATATCGGGCTTGTGGTTGCCGCTGATCGTCAGCTTGAAATAGGGGCGCACTTCGATGAAGTCGGAATGCAGCTGGCGCACCAGGATCGGTTCGCCGCCCGTCATCTCTTTGATCATGCCTTCCTGCAGCCGGTCGCCTTCCTCGGGTTCCGACGCCAAGGCGGCACGCGCGCCCACCAGGGGCATCAGGTCGGGCGTGGCATCGGCCCCGCTCTTGTTGTTGCGCCCGGTCAGCGACTTGATCTTCACCGTGGTGGCATAATCCCCCAACAGGCGGTTCATCAGGTCCGACAGGACGGATTTGCCGTTCGCGCCCTTGCCATACTGGAACACGAATTTCTGCACCGGGGTCGCGGTCATACACAGACCCCACCAGCGCTGCAGGAAAGCCCGCATTTCGGGATCGGGCTGCACCCGCCGCATGAAGGCATCGAACCTCGGACAGGTCGCGTGCCTGTCGAATTCGGCCGGCATCAGCTTGGTGATGAACTGCGGATGGTTCCGCCCCTCGACCGGCACTTCGCGCGCATGATCGATGATTTCGACATCGGCCACCTTGCCGCTGCTTTCAGGTCGCAGATCGGTCACGCGAAACCGCAGAATGCCGCTTTCGGTGTTCACAGTCAGCGGGTCGGCGTCCAGGTCTTCGACCTCGCGGCCGAGACTGGTGGTTGCCTCTGTCAGCAGCGCATCGATCCGGCCTTTGTTGCCGGTCGATTTGGCGAAGCTGCGGTGGTCCGACTTCATGCCGGCCCGTCGATCTTTCAGCTTGTGAATCCACTTCATCTGCTGGTCGAGATCATCCAGTTCGATTTCCTCTTCGACGGTCAGCTTTTCGCCACCGTCACCCGCCTTGTCGGCCATCGCCTTTTTCAGGCGCAGCTGGTCAAGGCGCGGCCGCACGATGGATTCGCGCTCGATTTGCTCGAGCTGCCAATCTTCCAGCACCACATGCGGGATTTCTTCGATGATGCGGCGCTGGATCGACTGCGCGTGCCGGCGAACGGCGATGCCGTCAGGGTCCAGCTTCCAGCGCTTTTCATCCCAGATGTGCCAGCCGACGCGGGGCACATACATGGCGTGATCGCCGCAATAGAGCGCAAAGCGCGACCCGTTTCCGGTATCGTTCAGCGGAAGGCGCGCGCCCTCGATCGACGGGCCTTGATCGTCATCAGGGTCGGAATATCCGCCGAAATCATCCGGGGTGCGGGGCGGCGGGCCATCCATGTGGCCACCATCATCGGGCGGCGCAAGACCTTCGGCCGGCGAGATATCTTCGGCCGCATCGAAGGTCTTGCGGACATCATCAATATTGCCTGTCATGCTGCCACCTTCCTTGCGTGCAAGCCCCATTGTGCGGCCGCGGCCCGTGCCACACCGGGATAGGTCTTGCTGCGTAGCTTCGCCCGGTTTGGCCCCGGCGGCATGCGGAACACCTGTTGCCATTTTTTGTATTCGTCAGTGCCCCGCTTCGGCGGGGTCAACGCCCTGTCGGGCACCAGCTCGGGCAGACCGTGCAGATAGAACCCGGTCGCCTTGAACGCCGGATCGCCGAACTGGTGCGGCTGCACGATCTGCGGCTTCGGCAGGCCGCGAATGCGTTCCCGTGCCCATTTGTGCATGATCGGATTTTCGATCGCGCGCAGCGGGATCGGCGCGTGAAGACAGGCTTCGAACAGATCGCAGGCCGCATGGAACTCAGCAATCATGTCCGGCCAGGTCCGCCCCTTGGGAAGCTTCTTCGGATGCGTTTTATCGGGGCCATAAAGCCAGCGCTGGCCGGCCCGGCAAAGGCGGGTGCATGGCGGATGGGCGACGCACAGCAAGTGCCAGAACGGATCATCCAGCTGATCGCGGATGTCGCCCCGTATATGCCGGTTGGTCGGCGTGTCGGCCGGGTCTACGTCGCATGACCAGGCGTTGAACCCAAGCGCCCGGAAAGCCTCGCGCATTTCGCCACTGGTTTCGCAACCAATCAGCACGTTGATTTCCGAGGCATCGCGCATCAGTCGTCACACCCTTCGCCATCCGGCGCGCCGTCCATCAGCACGTCATTCAGATCGACCCCGGCGCCGGCATGCACGATCTGGCCCTGCAAGCCGGGGTTCAGCGCCATGGCCCGGCGAAGGCCGCATTCCAGCTTGGCGCGGGTCATTTTCGGATCGCTGTCGCCATCCATGATGAAGACCAGACGCTTGACCCAGAGCGGCGGCACGAAGGCGTCGGCGTCTGACATGTCGGGCAGACCGGAATAGCGCCTGCCCTTCACCCTCTGCATCCGGCCGGCCATGTTGCCCAAATCCACCCCGGCCCAATAGGCCGCATTGGCGAAAGGCTGTGCCGCCATGGCGGTCAACGTGGTCTCAACCCCTTCGCCCATGACCAGCGTGTCGGCGCCCTTTGGCGTAAGAAGCCGGATTGCACCGGACTTCTTCGACCCGCGGACCAGCTTGGCAGGCAGGCTTTCGCCCTCAAGGCTGATCCGGGCCTTGCCATGCGGCGGCGCGCGATCCACCCATGTCTGATGCACCGCGGTCAGCTCGCCGGCCGGCGACAGGATGCCCGCTACCATGCAGGGGCCGCGATGGGCCGTGACATATTCGCGGCCGACCTTTTTGACATAGGGGTGATCTACTATGAAGCGCAGGGCCTCGGGTATCTCAGGCAGCATGTCGGACGTGATGCCGCGCGCGAGCAGATAGGCCCGCACCACGCCCAGGCGACCGGGGCGCGCTTTCTTCCAGATCAAACGCGCGTCGGACACTGCCCGGCGACGGTAGCGATCCGCCTCTTCGCGCTGTTTCCGCTCAGCCTCGGCAGCAAGCTGGCGGCGGCGCTCCACTTCGCGCGGGTCCAACTCCGCTGGCTGGTCACCACAAAGCCACGACAGAGCGCCTTTGAAATCCAGGTTCAGCACCCCCATCGCCAGCGCGATTTGATCACCTCCGCGCAGATCGCACTTTCGGCACAGGAAAGCATTGGACCGCAGATTGATCCCGAACCGGTCGCGGCCGCCGCACAATGGGCACGGGCCAACCATTTCATTCGCCATCCGCTTCAGGCCCGCGATGCCCAAACGGTCGACCATTTCAGTCATCGGAATGGCCTTTGCTTCGATCAACCGCGGGTCTTCGGGGAAGCTCATTTCGCACCGCCTAATTCGCAACGTCGGCGCGCCAGGGCGGCTTGCTCATCGGCAGTCAAATTGCGGCTTTGCATCCGCAACCCGCCCACAAAACCCTGCCACTCGGCGATGGTCTCTAAACTGTTGATCTTGTCGGTAAGCGTGATCTTTTCGCCCCGGCGGAACTTGGCCATAAGGTCAACCATTGATGTCTGCCCTCCTCTGCCAAGCGAACAGGTCAACGGCATCCGAGCCAGCCAGTACCACTTCGGCTTCGCGCGGTGACACGCGATCGAGCCAGTCGGACAAAAACGCCTGCAGCTTTTCCGCCGCGTTGGCTGGGGCCAGCTCAACCGTCGCAAGGAATTCGGCGACCGCGTGGCAAGCCTCTTCGTCATGCGGCACCTGACGCAGCGCCGCGACGGCTAGGTCAATCCGGTCTCGCAATCCGCACTGGCCACATTTCGCCTTCATGGCCGCAGTGGTGACACACAGGCCGAAGGATATGACCGGGCTGTCGCTCATGTCAGCGCCTCGCGCACTCGCCTGCAGGCCGTGTCGAAATGCTCGCGCTCGATCTCGATGCCCAACCCGGCGCGCCCCGCCTCGATCGCGGCGACAAGCGTCGTGCCCGACCCCATGTAAGGATCCAGCACCACATCGCCGGGTTCACTGGAATTCTCGATATAGTGCCGCATCAGAGCGACCGGCTTTTCCGTCTTGTGGTTCCCAAGCCCCGGCCGATCAGCACGGAACAGCTGCTTTGATCCCAGGTTTCGGATCGGTCGCCCCTTGCCTTTCCAGAGATACAACACGAACTCGAGATGCTTCATATACCAGCGGTTCGGCGTCGGGCCGTGCTTGTCCCAGACCAGCAGATTATGGAACTTGAACCCAGCCCCCAAAAACGCACCAGCCGCCAGCATCAGGTTCTTGTCATTGACCATCACATAGGCGTCGGCATCGGGTTTTAACGCGCGATAGATCGGCCCGCCTGTGCGGTTCCATTCCGCCATCACCATCAGATCGCCAGAATTATCGTAGTCTTCGGGATCGAAGATCCCGGTCATGGTCTTGCCGTCAGTCTGACCTCGCCCGCCCGAAGTCAGGCGATAGGGATGATCTGTGCAAAGCAGATCAGCCGCGCCTCGATAGTCGGCCAAAACCTCTTGGGCATCGCCATGAATGAGTGTCACCGGCCCGATCTGAACCACGTCAGGCGCGCTCATCTCAGAACCTCAATCGCCTTTTCGCAGGCCCGGACGCGCCCGACATAAAAGCGCGCATATCGCCCACCATCCCGATCACGCAGCCCGCGATAGAATTTCAAACGGGACTGCCAACCGGCCAGATCAAGCTGTTCACTGTGATACCGCCCGGCTACGGTGACAAATCCCGAGCCTTCCGTGTGCAGGACGGAAAGCGGACCGATCTTGCAAACTTCGCTCACGCCGCACCCCCAAAAAAGAGAAAGGCCAGAAGAAAGGGGCGAACCTTCATGTGGCACCCCTTTCGCCAACGGAACGCCCTTGTCTTGGCTGCGGCCTTTGCTCGATGTTTCGGGTCGTTGGCGGGTCTTGTGTTTCTGTTTTGGTTTCGTGCACAAACTGTGCCGAGAAATGCTCCGGGCGCAAATCCACCCCACGCTCCCCAGCCTTAGCAAGAAGAGCTTTTTTGGCTGTCCGAGGAACCTCTCCATCGGTGCCGCCTTTTTCGGAGCCAAGCATCCACCGATACACGGAGGATCGGTTGCGCCCGGCCATCTCGGCGGTAGCGCCAACCCCCCCACATATCTTGATTACAGTTTTCGCAGGATCAAGCATGTTGCCTTTATTGCGATTATCGCGATAAATGGCAAGTATAGATTGTCGCGATTTTCGCGATAGAATGCTGATTGCGAATATCGCACATTGACCACTATGGACGTTATTGATGCAGAATGGATCAAGCGGCACTTGCCGAAAGAGCGTGGAGCGCAAGCAGCTCTAGCGCGGGCGACCGGCATTAGTCCGGATCACCTTTCTAAGATTCTTACTGGGGATAGGGCGGTTCAGGGACACGAAGTTCCGAAAATCTATCAGTACTTCTACCCCAATGAACAACCAGCTATCAGTGATCCCCGGCTTTCAGAACTCGTTGATCTATGGCACAAACTAGAGCCGGCAGAGCAGGATTTTCTGCGAAACGCTGCAAAAGCGCAGCTCGCTTCGCGGGATCCTTCTCGCGACTGATTGCTCTTAAGTCACTGACAATGTCTTCCAGATCAAACATCTTCAACCTACCTCTGGTTGAGGAACTTGATTGACGCCACCAATATCGTCAACTAATTTCCCCAGAAATTGTTTAAAAACCATTTCGCGGGAAAGAGAAGCTATGCCCAAGAAAGAAAAGCTAAGTCAGCTTGCCTTGAATCGTATCGCCTACTGCGCAGACGCGTCGGGCTTGGGGAAATCGTTTATTAGCGAGAGTGTGGGACAGGAGAAATCTTATCTCTCCGGCTTACTGCGTACAGGTCGAGAGCCTGGCGCTTCGACCCTTCATCGAATGGCTAAGCTGTTTGGTGTGTCTACTGACTTTCTATTGGGCTTCGACGACGAATTGAAAGTCTCAGCCAAAGAAACTACCGATCAATACGCTGCACGCCTGCTCTCAGACATCACTTCGGCCGCCGCGCGCTTAGCCGCAGCCAACGGGCAGCGACTGAATTTCAATCAAATACTTGAGTGGTGGCGGACTTCCGACCGGAAAATCAGCGGCTGTTCTGACGTGGAAGAACAGTTCGACCTGATCGAAGTTCCGGCTCAATGTGACGACTACGTAAAGCCACACAAAGTCGGCAAGCTATCCATGGCGGGCACTAGGGTTGGCCACACCGCAGACAGCCTGCAACGCGTAGTTTGGGCAATGCCTGAAGGAATGAGACGTCAACTTGTTGCGTCATACTATGACGCCTCCATCCAAGGCGAGAACTACAAAATCACCCCTCACCACATGGTTCTTGAAGTTCCGGAAATCGAAGCGACCATTCCTCTTTGCTACGACCGGTTGCTCTTGCCAGTAAGTGCTGGTGATGGCCGAAAATTCATCATCTCGCACTGCTATCCGGCGTCAGAAAACGGTGCAGAATTTCAGGGTCGCGTACGAATCTAGAAGCGATGTGCTCCAAGGTTCTTAAGTCATTTGCGACAAAGTATTCAGTCGAGAACCTTCTTTCGGGTGGGTCGCTCCAAATCTGTGCGCAAGGCACAATTGTGGTAAAGCCGTATTCACAAGGCTTACTTCTGTTTCCATCTTCCTCCCGGACAAAGGCGTGTATCCAATTCGGCCTCCAAAACAACGCAGAAAGCGCCTGAATATATAACAGAATTGCTCCAGAGACTCCGGGGATCCCCCGTGGTCCAACTGGAGCTTTCTCCAAGAAAAACTCGGCCAGATAAACGGTCGGTCCACGGATGGTGTCGGCGATCACAGGTGCCGGGTCCATCACATGCCCATGATCTTCCCCATACAACCTAAGGTAAGACGACTGCATGTGCCGACCGAGCGTGCGATCTCCAAGATCATAGAAATATGCACCGATGCCTCCTACGCATTTTCCGTTCATGTACGCGAGGATGCCGCCAGCGTCGTTCTCCCTGAAATCGAAAAATGCCGGATCAAACATGGGATGAGGCGGCAGTTTTCCAGCAGCCGTCATCAGTTCGTCAAATTCCGATACACTTTCAGAGTACCTTATTGAGATATCCAGATCGCCCAACCACTCACTGAGAAGAGCCAGGAGCGAGACCAAATCGTGTCGCTTCTTGGTCAAGGCGCGCACCTCTTTGTTGCGATCAAGGCGGCCTTCTGCCGCTCTCCATGTATGAACAATTTATTACCACGTTTGCAATGATGCGATTTTCGCAATTTTTGCTTTGACTTTATGTTGCGAATTTCGCAATAAATGTCTCGCGGTGCTGTACTTCGCTCACCACTCTCAGCTTTCAGCAGTTTGCGTAGACGAAAGCCGTGCCGCAGCGACCCCGATGGAGGCCCCCATGCAACACGATCCCCACACGCACACACCACGGCCGCTAAGTGACACCGGCCCCAACCAGCAGCTCAGCGCCAAAGGCACCGTCACCCTGACCGTCCAGCAGCTTACAGAAATCTGCACCAACGCCATGTTCGAGGCGCTGGCCAAGAAAGATCGGCAGGAGGCCATCGCAAGCACCCTGGCCGATGAACGGGAAATGGTCGAAGAAATCGCCAAAGCCGAGCGTGGGGAAACGCGCGGTCGGCATTCGCTGAGAGCGGAGATTGTCAGTAATCGTCTGGAATATCGAATCCTTCCGGCAAATCCCAGCTTTGAATTTCAGCGCGAAGAGCCTCCGGCACGTGTTCTTGGCATCGCCGCAGAAGCGCGGCGGCATCTTCAAGTTGACCTGTCAAGTTTTCTACCTGCTCGGATGCCTCGGAAAGCTCGGTCTCAAGACCTGAAACCTCCGTCTCAAGCCTCTGAGTGAACTCAAACAATTCGCTCTTGGGCCAAATCTTCAGCGCCTTCTGCCTCATACCTCTTCACCTTTCGAATCTGAAAACGCGGTCAGTTTGCGCCACAACTTGACGGGAGTCACCTCATGCATCACGACCCTCTAAACCTCGCCCAAACCGGCTTCAGAACCGCTGCCATGGCAGCGGCCACCGCGGCTGCAGTTCCGATCAAGCCACTTACCGCTCGCGAGGCTGTTCCAGACGACGCCCTGCGGCTCTTTGCAAAGGGAGAGCCATGCTGGTCGCAAGGCGTTATCTCGGAACAGTTCAGCGCCATGCTGGTCATGAGCCTCCCCGACATATGCGGCGAACTGCTGGCATGGCGCGCCGCCGGCCGCCGCGATCCGCAGCCCTTCCCCAACCCTCGCAACCACGCCGAAGAAATCGCAAACGCCCGCGCGGAAGCGGCGGCGGAGGTTGACGCCGATCCAATCGAACGGATCGAAGGGCTGGCCCAGCATGCCAGTGACGAACTCGCGGACACGAACCTGCACTTGGTCAACCTGACCGACGCCAGCATGCGGATTGAAGCCATGCTGTCCCAAGTGCTGACCGAGCTGACATTCAGGCAGGAAGGCAAGACGGACGGAGAAGTCGCATGATCCCGCATCAGGGCATCCCGCTGGACATCCCTCGCATTCAGGCCGCGTCAGAGCTGCTGTCCCAGATCAGCCCGGACGCCCAGCTGATCCAGCTTCAGAACCTTTGCGAAAACAACGGTATCTGGACGGTGCCCGACGATCACAGCCGCTATAGCCCGGTTCTGTTTGAGGTCTCGCTGTTTGGCGTTCCCGCCATCGCAGATACCGCCGAGGACCTGCCCAGAAACTGGCTGCGCGCGGCGGGCAACATCTTGAAAGACCAGCCGCAAGGATCCGGCCTATGAACGATGCGACCCGCCAAGCCCTCGCAAACGCAGCCGAGGAATGCGCACAGGTCGCGCAAACCTTCGCCAGCTCGACTGCCGAAAAACGGATCGCGCAGCTCTGCGAAGAGCGCATTCTCAACCTGATCACCGCCGCAGAACCAGCCGCAGTCTCAGCCGTCTCTCGGATCATCAACGAAAGAGACGCGCTATGAACAGTTGCTCCCCTCAGCGCCCTCGCAGCCCGCATGGCTGCGCCTCCGCCTCGGGCACTGAGAACCTGCCGGGGGCTTCAACCGCCCCCGGCCTTTTCTCTCTTCACCGCGGGCCGTTTGGGGACGGCCCGGCCGAGGCGCGCACGGTCGCCACCACTCACGACAAGAACAGACCGTGCGCGCCAAAACTTAGCCGCCGATTTCCCGCAGGTTGGTGGTTTCTGCCTTGCGTCATCACCGGCGCGGCCGGTTGGGCAACCGTCTTCGCGATTGCATTCTGAAAGGTACACAAATGGCTACTACCCGTCCGCGTGGCTTCATCAACACATGGTCGCCACAACGCGACACTCTCGAACTGGTTTCAAACGTGCAGGCGATCTTGCGCGAATACAGCGACATCACCCCTCTGACCCTGCGACAAATCTTTTACATGCTGGTCAGTGGCTATGGCTTCGACAAGACAGAGAAGGCCTATAAGCGACTGTGCGAGACCATGAACCGCGCCCGGCGCGCGAAGCTGATCGACATGGATGACATCCGCGATGATGGCCTGCGCCGGCAAACACCCCACGGGTGGGAATGCGAAGCCTCGATCCTGGCCACCTTCCGAAGCTATGGCCGGCGTTTCCGGCTAAACCGCCAGCAGAACCAGCCGGTGCATCTGATGGTCTGGTGTGAAGCCGGTGGCATGCTGCCCCAGCTCGCCAAATATTGCGAGGACTACGGCGTTCCCGTCTTGTCATCGGGCGGCTTCGACAGTGTCACGACCAAGCATAACTTCGCGCGCGAGGCCTGCGACTATGACGCGGTAGAAATTCTGCACATCGGCGATCATGACCCCTCTGGCGTGCATATGTGTTCCAGCCTTGACGAAGACCTGTCGGCCTTCGTCGATCACTATGGCGGCGACATCACCGTGACCCGTCTTGCTGTCACCCCGTCGCAAATCCGCCGGATGGACCTGCCGAAGGCACCGGCAAAGCGCACCGACAACCGGTCATTTAAGGGCCTGACCACTCAGGCCGAGGCTATCCCGCCTCGAAAGCTGCGCGAAATCGTACAGGACGCCCTGTCGGATCGGATCGACGCCGCAATCTACCAGGAAACGCTGGCAGAAGAGGAAGCTATTCGCGCTTCGCTCACCGAAAAGCTGGCCAGCCTTTAAACAAGAGGTCTGCTGATGCCCCGCAACATGTCATTCGCCCTGACGCTCGACCAGGTGCATAACCGGGAAAAGGACGTGACCCGCAGGTTCGGCTGGCGGTTCCTGAAACCCGGCGACGTGGTCAATGCCGTCGAAAAGGGCATGGGCCTGAAGCCCGGCGAAAAGATCAAGCGCATCTGCCAGATCGAAATCGTCAGCACCCGAACCGAGCCGCTGAACGCGATCACCCACGAAGACTGCGCCCGCGAAGGCTTCCCCGATTTCTACCCGGCCGATTTCGTCGGGATGCTGACTAGCCACTATGGATGCCCGGAAGACAAGACGGTCAACCGGATCGAATTCCGCTATCTGGGGGCGGATCAGCCGGGGGTCGTGGCTCAGATATTGGAAGCTTTGGGCAACGCGATCGAGAACGGCTACTCGCATGACTACGATCGACCAGCACGGGACATCGTTCTGGAAATTCACGACTGGTCGGGGATCGCAGGCTTTGACCATGACAGCCCCGTGGATGTCGAAACGGGCGTCGCGGGCGTTCTGCAATGGCGCCAGACCAACCCTCAGCCGTCAGAGACCTGAGAAGGGAACGCCTATGCCCAACAAATTCCTGCACGGCAACGGATACCACTGCCCCGCATGTCAGCTGCGCAGGGATGCGGCTGCGCGGGATTTTCCATGGGGCGGCAGGGGGGGGGGAATCAATGACCTGCAACCTGTGTAACGGCACCGGGCGGATCGCTCGGTGCACCACGGACATCATTGCCGAAACCGTCGCAGAAGCCGCCCGTTTTCACTGGAAAACAGACGACGAAAAGGGGGCAGCATGACGGCCGAAAGCAACATCGCTGCAGGTCAGAGCTGGGCCGCACCACCCCTGACCATCGTTCAGGCTGCGGCCGCGCTCGGCATTTCCCGAAGCACGCTGGACCAGCATTTGAAGGGGAAGGAAACCCGACCGGGCGTTCATTATGAGTTGCGCGGGAACAGAAAGGTCTTCTACCGTGAGAATATTTTACAGATGCGTAGGGTTTTGACGGAATGCGCTTGCAGATCAAATGGAACAACGGATGGGCCTATGCTCACGGCACCGGCCCCGATGGCAAGCGAATCCGACGCGCTCTTAAGACTAAGGACCATCGCCGCGCAGAGGAACTCCGAGCGCACCTAGAGGCGAAGCTGTGGGCCGTTGATCTATATGGCCCACAATCTGTCGTCACCTTCGATCAGGCGGCGCTAGCCTATGCCGAGGATGACGGCGACACCCGATTTCTGGTCAAGATGACGGAACAACTGGCCGGCCAGCTACTGCGCGAAATTACTCCCCGCGGTGTTAGGGAAGCCGCGAAAAGGGCCTATCCCACTGCATCAAACGCCACCCGCAACCGACAAGGCATCACCCCAGTTCGCGCGGTGATAAACTATGCTCATGATCAGGGCTGGTGTGCTCCGATCAAGGTGAGAGCCTTCCCGGTCGAAAAAGCGAAGCGCAAGGCGGTGGGTCATGACTATCTCGCCAAGCTACAGCCGCATCTGCCGATCAACCTCTTCGCACTAATGCTGTTCCTGAATACGACAGGACGGCGGGTCGGTGACGCAGTGGGCCTGACACCCGATGACATCGATTTCGGCGAAGCCACCGCGCACATCAGCAAAACGAAGAACGGTGAAGAGGCGACAGCGCACCTTGTTCCGATGCTGCTAGACATTCTGAAAGAGATCATGCCGGAAGACGAAGCCGCCCCTGTCTTTGGATACAGGGACAGACGCAGCATCTATGGCACGCTGAAACGGGCCTGCAAGAATGCTGGCGTTGAATATCTGGGCACCCACCAACCAGGCCGCCACAGCTTCGCTACATCGCTGGAACGCGAGGGCTGGTCGGCTCGCGCTATCGCCGATGCAGGCGGCTGGAAGTCCGTTAGACTGGTCGATGAAACCTATATCCACACCAACGACCCGGCCGGGCGCGCAGCTAGCGTCATTGGAGCAAAACTGGCCAAGACGATCCGAAAGAATTGA